GTGAGGACCGCCCGCCGGGGCGCACCGACTTCCGCGACACAGGGTCTATTGAGGAAGATGCCCACCGTGTGCTTGCCCTGCACCGCCCTAGCAAGGACGATGCTGGTCAGCTACAGGGCTACGACCGCAGCGAATACCTCCAAGAACTCTACCAACTTAAGAATAGAGATGGCGCACTCTACCAAACACGCTTGACCTTCTTCGCCCCGCACACCAAATTCATCGAGAGGACATAAACAATGAACAACTACGAACAAGAACTGCTGGAACTGTATCGCAAGAACGCCGCTCTTGAGGAGCAGCTTAAAGACTCGGACACGGCTAACATTCAAAAGATCGAAGCCATGTCAGAGGCGATTGATGAGCTAAATAACATTATCGCCAAGCATCGCCCGAGCGAAGCCGTGAGTTACGATCTCGATCAAGTAGCCGCGAATCTGGAAATCTTGATCCGGTGAAGCGTACCCCCCTCAAGCGGGTGAGCAGCAAAAGGTCTAAGGAGCTACGAGAATATGCGAAGCTCCGTAAAGCCTACCTTGAAGCTCATCCGTATTGCGAGGTATGGCTCCAAGAGAATGGCCTCAAATACGAAGGCCAACCGCTCGACGCCCCGGCCTCGGAAGACATCCACCACCGACGGGGACGTTGGCACGGCAGACTGAACGACACAACTCATTGGCTCGCTGTATGCCGCGAGTCACATAACAAAATTCACTACCATCCCCAATGGGCATACGAGCGGGGATATATGCTACCCAGATGACAAACATGGACCTTGACCAAATCGAAGCCAACTACATCCGCATCCTTGAGGCAGGCCAGCATGACGTGCTTGCCTCCCTTGAAACGGGCAACCCCAAGGACTTCTTCGCCGCCCTTGAGCGGCACAAGGCTCTCACCGAGAGCGTGAAGAACGGCGTGGAGGCGTACACGGTGATGACCACTACGCTGCCCTACGACGATGATCGTAACAACTAGAGACAAACTAACCTATGAGGTGTTGTCTGAGACGGTGCATCAGCAATACTACCTCGTTGACCTGAGTGAACACAAAGGCAACGGGGAGTGTTCTTGCACCGACTTTAGCACGCGCCGCCTACCGATTCTTAACAGGACGGGCAAGATCGTGCAGTATGGGAAGCCAGAGGCCACCCGCTGCAAACATATCAATGCCTGTTTGGTTGAGCTAGGTAGTCTGGTATTAGACTCAATGAACGGAAGAGCATGAACAAAGACACACAATCTTGGAGTAATTCCAACCTGACCGAGATGGAGGAGCTGTTGCAGAAAGTGCAACAGCTTGAAACCGAAAACGCCGCGCTGCACCGCCTCATAGACGACCCGAACGCGATGCACTCTCACTATCTGAGGAAGTGCAACGGCTGGGAAGTGTGGCAAGCAGAGCGGATACACTGGTTTCAGGAGACGGTCGATAAACTTGAACGCGAGAACGCCGCGCTGCGGAATGAGCTGGCGAGTCTGAAGCACCAAACCCAATGGGAATGTTCCTGCGGCGGGACGGACTGCGAGGGCCAGAAGGAGAACGCCGCGCTGCGGGCAGACGCAGAACGGTATCGGTGGATCAAGCGGGATAGCATTGGAGTCCACGATGTCCTTGAGCTATTCATGTCATACATAAATTGTGATTTAGATAAAGAAATCGACCAAACCCGCGCAAAAGAGGCCAAGCCATGACACTCCTACTTGGATTCGCGGCCATCTGGGCCATTAGCACCACCGTTGAGGCTGTCCTTGACTGAATTGATTAATGCCTAAGCCAGAGAAGACACGCTGCGGGAATACATGGACGGAAGCCCGCTACTGGGGCTTCATCCGCTCTGCCCTGCGGCGTGCCTTCACTCGCTATCCCGTTAACTACCAATGCCGCAATGCGGCTAAACGCCCCTACAAGGGGCCAAACAAACTACAGAAAAACGAATATCAATGCGGCGTGTGCGGTGAGTGGTTCATCCAAAAGAACACCCAAGTGCATCACGTCGTGGAGTGCGGCTCACTCAAGAGCTACTCCGATCTCCCCGGCTTCGTTGAACGTCTGTTCTGCGAGGCAAAAGATTTGCAGGTGATATGTAAGCCCTGCCATAAAAACATAACCCATGATCCCCAAACTAGACCAGCCAGAGGACGAAAGCAGAGTAAACTGGATTGAGAAATACGTCATCGAGATTGCCTTCACCATTAGCGGTGACGGCGACCCCATGTTCAAGATCGTCTACATGGACGAGAGCGAAGAACACTTGATGATTACCGATGGACCTTCACTACGCGCAGCAATCGACCGTGCTATCCTGAGTGTCCATGCCCAACAATCCTGATGTTGCTGCCGTAGTTGAGGAATACCTCGCCGCGCATCCAACCCTGCCGAGCCGTCAACTGGCTCGCATCATGTACAAGGAGCACTCGCTCCTTTGGTCTGGCTACAACGCCGCCTACTCTGCCATCCGTTACCGCCGTGGAGCTTTGGGTAAGGGACATCGTGAAGCCCGTGGCCTGACGGAACCCACTACGCCTGTGCGCCAAATCCCGGCATCCGTCACCCGTGAGTTCACGCCCTTCATCATGGATGGGGTGGAGAAGGTGGCTATCCTGTCTGACATCCACGTTCCCTACCACACCCCAGCAGCCATTGAGTGCGCGGTGAAACGTGCGCTGAAGGAGGACGTAGACGGCATCATCCTCAACGGCGACACCATCGACTGCCACTCCCTGTCCACGTTCGTCCGTGATCCTCGCGCCCGCAACTTCAAGCAGGAGCGGGATACGACCAACGAGCTATTGGCCTATCTCCGTGAGCGGTTCCCTGATGCTCGCATCGTCTGGCGCGACGGCAACCATGAGGATAGGTTCAAGACCTACATGATGACCAAGGCTCCCGAAATCTTCCATCTGGATGAGTTCGCGCTGGAGAACCTCTTGGCCTTTGACGAACACGACATCGAATATGTCACGGACAAGCGCATCATCATGGTGGGTGGGCTGGCTGTGATGCACGGGCATGAGTTCTTCAAGGGCTTTGCGCCCCCGGTGAACCCTGCTCGCGGAGCCTACCTCAAGGCCAAGCAGAGTTGTATGGTGGGCCATCACCATCGCACGTCAGAGCACACGGAAACGGCCCTAGACGGCTCTATAACGACCACTTGGAGTGTGGGGTGCCTATCAGACCTCCACCCTGCCTACTCCCCGTATAACAGCTACAATCACGGCGCAGCCATCATCCACCTAGATGGGGACGAGTTTCACGTCCACAACTACCGGATCGTTAATGGCCGCGCCCTGAATTAGCGAGGCTGGCGGCTCCTGTCGTCTCGGTCGCGAGAGATGTTCAGAATCGCGCCGAGCGCAGGGGTCTTGTTGATCGCCATATCCAACGCACCACCAGCCGCCTGTACCTTGGGAGCCCACTTGGGGTCAACGTACATCTTGTAGAGCGTGTTGTAACGCCCGTTGCGGATCAGGTCTACGGCCTTCTTGAAGTCCCCGTAAATCGTGATGTTAACGCCGTCGCCAAAGGTTTGACGTGGACGCACAGCAATGGCCGACCGACTGCCTTCGCGGGAAGCGTCGGTGAGTTGTTCGGTGGTCTGGACAATGCCCTTGATCGGGCGACCAAAGTTGCGCTCCAGATTGTCGAACTCGTCCTTGCCTAGCAGGGCAATGTACTTCTTGCGAATCTCGTCTTCCGGCCCAGCCTTGTAGAAGAAGTCGTGCAGTTCCTTGAGCTTGACTCTTGGGACGAGGCCATTGATCGAGGACTCATACTGGCGCATTACGTCAGCCGCAAAAGCAACGCGAAGGTTCTCTAGGCTTTCAAAGTCTCCCCGCTCCTTGAAGGCGTTTGCGAGCTTAGCAATCGTATCCTTGGGCATCGTCATAATCTTGCCCCTGATGTTGCCGTTGTTCGCCTCATCGGCTGAAATCTTGAAGTTGCTATCTTCAAACATCCGCACAAGCGGATCGCTAAGTGCCTTAGCCTGAGCAAGCTCAGCGTCACGCAGCGAGAGCTTGGCGTTCCTTGACGCAACCTCGGCACGCGCAGCAGCGTTGCCACGCTCCTTGGCTCCGCTGGCAATGAGCATATCGCGCACAGCACGCTGATGCTCTAGCTTCCAAGCGGCACGGTCGCCACCAATGATGGCAGCGTTGTCCAAGAACTCGTTGAGTTCAGCCTGAGTAATCATCTTGGCTCCCTTGGCCCTCTCGCTGATGTCAATCACTCGGGCCAACGAACGCATCGTCTTGGACGTACCAAGACCAAGCTGCTCAGGGCGGAAGCCAACAGCATCAAGGGCGTCCAACTCAGAGGCAATTTTGTCGGGATCGAAGGCATCAAGCCCCGTGCGCACGCCCTTGCCAATCACTCTCGTTTCGCTGAGCAGCGCATCAGCCAATGAGCTATTCATGTCGGCTACGAAGCGGTTGGCCGCATCAATAGCCAAGTTGCGCCCCACGGGGTTGGTGGAGTCGTAGCTGGCAGCGATGGTGGTAGCCATCTTGCGAACATCATCAGCCACCTGACTCGCCCTGCCGCTCTCCTTGATCGACTTGTACAGCGTGTTAGAGATCTGGGCAGACACCTTGGGGTCAGCCGTAACAAGCTGGAAGGTGGGTGTGTCGATTACGTCAAAGCGGGACTTAGCCAGCGACTGAGCCGCAGACCAAGCAGGCATATACTGCGGGTTGGTACGCGCGATGTAAGAGTCGGCCGCATTGGCTACAGCGTTGTACGCATCGCGGGCGGTGGCGGCGGCTTCAGCTTCGCTCAAGCCCTTCATCACCAGTTCGTTCTTCATGTTGTTACGAAGACGCCTAAACTGGAGGAGATCTAGCTTATTGCCATCAACTTTCTTTTCCAGGAAGTAGTTCTCGACAATCTGCTTCATCTCGTCGCGGACACCCGTATTGCTGAGACGGCTCTTGGAGTTCTTCGCCATCGCATCAATCTGCTCCATCACGTCGGGCAGCGACACAACGGGAGTGTTGTTGTCGTACCCCGCCAGAACGTAGGCATCGTTGATGGCCGACTCCATATGGTTATCGGCTGAGGTAATGAGGCTGCGGAGGTTGTTGTCGCGGACACCAGCAGAGACGCTGCCAATGCTGCGGGACTCAACGCCCTTGAGTTCCTTGAGAACCGTTTCAGAAAGCCTAACCTTTGCAGCCGTAGCTTGGAAAGCATCGAGATTGGCCTTTGCAATCAGCGCAGTAGAGTCTCGGCCACTAGCAGCCCGCGCAGCCTGTGCCTCCTGAGCAGCCCTATCGGCAACAGCCTGAGCCTTCAGATAGTCATCCTGCACCCTGTTGAATAGATCACGCTTTGCCTCTAGGTCGCGGAAGATAGGATCAACGTCTGGGATGTCCCTAAAGTAAGCCTCAATCTTGGGGCCAATCGGGGCAGACAGATCATTGAGGATGTCGTCAGCCAATTGCGAACCACGGGCAATAGCAGCCCGCTCAATGTTGATGTAATCGGGAATGGCTTCGCTCAGGGCAACCCGAGAGCCAGCACCACGGTCGGACTGGATGCGGGCGATGTTAGCCTGCGCTTCCTTGCTTCGCGCAGCCGTAGAGCCGCCCAAGCTACCAGCCCCAGCCAAGGCCACGGGAAGGCCGTAGCGGGTGGCATAGCCGCTAATGCTGTCCTCAAACGGGGTGTAACGGCTCTTGCCCTGCTCGTCCTGCCCCATGGCGATGAAGCGGGACAACTCGCTAGTACCCAATGCAGACGGCACGTTAACGGCAGCACGGGTGGCAAGGCTTCCGCCACGAATCATGGGTGCCGCGCCACCAAGCGCAGATGCACCAATCGCACGGGGATCATACTGAACCTTGTCCCGCTCAAGCTGCTCAATAGTCTGGGCTACAAACTCAGATCCCGCGCCAGACAGCGCACCAATGCCAGCAGAGAGGGCAACGCCACCAGCCGTAGCCGCCGCAGCCGCAGGCAGGGCAATGGGGGCAGCAACAGCCGCAGCAATGGGCAGACCCACCCGCGCAGCCATAGCAGCGGCAGGCTTAAACGCCTCAAGACCAGCAGAAGCCCTAGATTGAGCCTCATTGGCAGTCATGCCCGTAACCGTTGAACGGGGCTGCATAGCATTGGGATTGGCGAGCATAGCCTGCTCAGCCTCATCCATTTGCTTGGCCCGACGATAGATCTCCTCGTCGCTCAGTTCATCAGAAAAGACAACTTCGCGGCCATTGGACAGAATTACGGTAGTTGGCATATTACGGCTTCTTGATGAAGTCCATCAAGTTTACACTACCGCCACGATTTACAGGGGTAAGGGAATTGGTGCCAAGTTGAAACACTCGGTTGGGCGTGCTAATCGGAGACTGCCCAGAACCCGTGGACTGGGGCGGGGTGTACAGGGTTACGGGTTTAAGCGTTTTTGCGAAGGTGTACTTCTCGCCAGCGTTGTAATTGTAGAAGTCCAAATCCTGCTTATACAGGTTGTACTTCTCATTCATAATCTGCTGAAGCGTTTCGCGGACACGATCAATGTTCGTGAAGAGGTTTTCAACGTCTCCACCCATAGCCGCAAACAAGCGTTCAGCGTCCTGATCGGTAAGAACGCCGGGACCGAGCACTTCGTTCTTAATCGCTCCGAGCAAGCGTTGCTGCATTGCGCGAGACTGACCAAGTGCCTGCTCTTGCTCATTAAGTGGAGCACCAAGCAGGTTTTTAGCTTTGGACGAAAAACTGTTGAACTTACGCTCAAGGCCCCCGCGAGAAAGCCCCTCGGTGGACTTTAGGAAGTCATTGATAGACTCGATCTGGTTTTGCTTGTTAACCATCTCGGTGCTCAGCTTTTGGAAGCTCTCAGGGCTAAGGAAGTTGGACTCGCTGCGGGAGGCAGGAGAGTATTCGCCAAGATTTAGCGGCACTCGCTTACCGCTTACGTCTTGAGTGAAAAATTCTCCCTTTGCGTTAACTACTGTGGAAACGGGGTCTCCCTTGCCGTCTGCGCGTCTAAAGATGCCACCGGGTTGAAACACCTCTCGGCCACCCATGGAAACGAGATCTGCAAATCGCTGTTGGTACTGAGCCGGGGTAATCTTTCCAGAAGCAAGCTCGGCGTCTGCAATAACCTTGGCATCCTTCATTGCGGTGCTGGGATCGCCAAACTGGCTGGCACGGGAACGAAGAGCCTCAATCTCAGCTTTCGTCTTCTCTTGTTCCATATACGCGCCACGCCCAGCTTGAATCGACTCAGGGCTGTACATAGACGTTTCAGCACCCTTCCGGTAGGGAGACGGCAGATTGCCGCCGCCCTGCTCAAGCTGAGTAGCAAACTTCGCAGCATCGCTCTTGGTCTTTTCCGCCTTCTGCTGCTTAGCAGCTTCAGCGAGATAGGTATTAAGCTGGAGGGTGCCGGGAACGCCGAGCGTGTCCACCATCGTCCTGATAGCTTCCTTGTCCACCTTGCCGTCTTTGAGGTAGCCTTGGAATGCAGAGGGGTTGGCCTCTACGGTCTTGATGAAAGAGTTCGCCGCCTCCTCCTTCTTCTTGTCCTCCTCCTTCTTGGCGTAGTAGGTGTTGATTGCGCCGCCAGCGGCTTGACCAAGCGCAGCAATGCCCTGAGCAATAGACTGACTGCCAGCCAACGCCCCCTGCATATAGGGGGTGTAGTTGATTGCGCCAAGACTGGCGTTAATGCCTGTGCCGAAGCGTGCCATGTTAGGAGTAGAGATAGTTGTTAATACGGGAGTCCATCCACTTGCGGATTAGGTTCTTGATGCGCGGCTTGTTCTTGAGCCACGCAGCAAAGCCTTCGCCATGCTTGAAGTAGAGCTTCTTGAACCAAGACGGCGACTTCATTACGAGCCACTCACGGAACATCATCCAGCGCGGATTGGTTTCGCCGTACACCTCGCGGGCTACCCAGCAATACTTACCAATGGCAGCACCACCAATTGCTCCCAAGCCTTGCATCAATCCACCCATAATAGCCCCCTGTGCTCCAACGCGAGCACCGTAGGTAGCAGCCTGATAGTTGCCAAGGTTAGCGTTCTGCTGAAGGGCGAGGTTGACACCAGCGTTCGGATCAAACACCTGACCGCCCATGCTCTGCATCATGCCCGTAGCCAAGCCCTGCTGATTCTGGCCCACGCCCAGCGCACCGGACGGACGACCCAGAACAACGCTCATGGGGTCAAAGGCTGCTCCGTAAAGTCCAACCAACTGGCTCTGATAAGCGCGATTGGCAGCCATTTCTCCCTGCTGCGCCTGACCCAGCATACCAAGGTTAGCGATGTTCTGCTGCTGTTGAGCCGCTTGGAACGCACGGTTTTGCAGCCCCATGTTAGTAAGCTGCTCAGCGTTAAACAGGCCCACTTGATTCTGCGCGGCTTGGTTAGCCAGAGCAGCACGCATAGCCACGTCCTGATTGGACAGTCTTCCCTGATTGGCGGCGCCAGCACCAAATTGCGCCGCAGCATTCTGGGCCTCGATGTTAGCCAGAGCCATCTGCTGCTGAGCCTGCTGGTTGGCAGCAGCCTGCTGGAGAAACGCCTGCTGATTGGCCAGCGTAGCCTGATTCGCAGCACCCGCACCAAACTGAGCAGCCTCCTGAGCGGCTTGCATATTCGCCAAACCAAACTGGTTAGCCGCCGACTGATTGGAAAGTCCATACTGACCAAGCAACGCCTGATTGGCGAGGTTGGCCTGCATTGAGGCTTGCTGGTTAGCGAGAGCAAACTGCGCCGCCTGCTGGGCGTTAAACTGCCCTGCCTGCATCCCGGCCTGCTGATTGGCTAGGGCAAAACGAGCCTGCTGTTCGGCGTTAGCCATAGCCGCAGCGTTCTGCGCGGATGCACCAAACTGCGCTGCCTGATTGCCAGCAGCCATGTTAGCCAGTCCAGTCTGGGAAAGGATGCCCTGATTAGCCAAAGCAAACTGCGCTGCGCGGTCAGCATTCGCCATTGCAGCGGCGTTCTGTGCCGAGGCACCGAATTGACCAGCTTGATTGAGGGCAGCTTGGTTAGCGGCAGCAGCAGACATCTGGGCCTGCTGATTTGCCATAGCGAACTGAGCGGCTTGCTGAGCATTGGCGAGGGCAGCAGCGTTTTGAGCCTGCGCCCCAAACTGGCCTGCTTGATTCGTAGCAGCCTGATTAGCCAGCGACATCTGAGCAGCAACGCCCTGATTGGACTGCGCGGCCTGCAACATCGCGGCTTGATTGGCCTGCTGGAGACCCAAGTCCTGACCGTACACGCCCGTAGCGAATCCACGGGAAGCACCAAGATCAGCAAGGTAAGCCTGATTGAGAGCAGACGCTTGCTGAATGTCCTGAGCCTGACGCTCACGCACGGCACCCGCACGGGACATGGCTTCAGCGGCGATTGCCTGATTGCTCATCTCCAAGCCACGGGCAGCAAACGCCTCACGGGTTGCCTGCTGGGCATTGCGAAGTTCCTCTGGGCTAAGTTGGCCCGTGGACGTAGCCATCTGAGCCGCACGCTGGCGGAAGGTCTCAGAGGCAGACGTGGGCGCAGCCTGCAAAGCCTGCTGGTAGAGCGACTGACCAAGCTGTCCCTGCTGAACCTGTTGCGCAGCAATGTCAGCCACGTTCGCCGCCATAGCAGCGTTGTAGCCCTGAGCAGCAACTTGAGGCGCGGCACCAAGGAGAGCCGCCTGCATCTGCGCAGCCTGATAGCCCTGCTGTTGAACGGTCGGAGCAGGTCCAAGGGTGGGAGCGGCAGCACGTTCAGCTTGGAAGCCCTGCTGCTGCACCATTGGCACAGCCCCAGCAGATACAGCCTGCATGGTGGGCGCACCACCCAAGAGAGCAGCCTGAGCCTGCGGAGCGGCACCAGCCATCGTAGCCTGACCCTGAGCCGCTTGGAAGCCTTGCAGGGAAACAGGCTGAGCAGCCGCCTGTTGCGCAGCCGTACCAGTAGTGGCCTGATAGCCTTGGAGATCTACTTGCGGGGCTTGGTCAATCGTATTGGCCGTAGCCTGCGCTACGCCGACATCGCCAAATCGCTGTGCTCCGGTGATTGCGTTTTGCAGCCCACCGTAAAAGTCAGTCTTGCCACCCATGCCCCGCGCAGCCTCAAGCTGAGCGAACATCTGGGGGTTGGCCTGCATAAGCGCAGAGAGGTAACCTCCGCTCTGGCTCTGAAGGGCGCGGATGTCTGCATCGCGCTGGAGACGATCAGCCGTTTCCTGAGTCTGAACAAGCTGTGGCGTAACCTGATTGAGAATGTCAATGACACCAGCCTGTCCGTCTACACCGCGAAGATATTGCTCCTGCTCTTGAAGGTTGAGCTTCGTATACTGCGGACGGAACTGCTGCTCTGCGCCCAGCAGCTTCTCCTGCAACGCCGGATCGGCCATTGCGTTGATGTAATCCAACGATGCTTTGCCGGGATCAACGGGAGCCGGGGCGGGAGGCGGGGCAGATACGGATGTTTTCATTTACGCAAGTCGCTCGAATGTAGACGCATTGTACCATCGAAACCGATTAGTGCCGTCCTTGTTGCGCCGCCACCCAATGTAGGGCAACGGGTAGGGAGCTTGGTTCAAGAACCACTTGAGGCAGTTCTTGCCTACCGCGCAATGGACATACCAACAATCGGGGTTTTCGGGATGCCAACAATCATCCCCCTTCGCTATCTCAATGGGCTTAGCCATGAGGAACCTGTCCTCAAAACTAAGCACCACTCCGTTGGTTAGATACCAAGTAAGCTGTTCCTCAAAGTTGAGGCCGCGCTCCACAAACATTTTCTTGGCCTCATAAATAGGCTTCATTAACTAGCTTCTGTCACAGAACGGAACGCCTGAGAAGCCTCAAGTTTCACCATTCGCAGCTTGGGTCGGCCCTTGGTTGGCACAAACTTCATCTGCATCCCGTAGGCACGGATGTTGCCAATACGGCCACGGACAGAGCTATCCTCTGCAATAGGAAGGTCTTCCCCCAAGCTCTGGGCTAGGGTGTACATCTCTGCCTCCTTGTCGATGTTCTCCGAAATCATCGTAATCTCAGCATCGCTAGGCTCCTGATCGGAGGACTCGACGTGAACCTCGTAAGCATTGAAGCTCTTACGGCCAACGTCCGCAAACGTGTACTGGCGGGTAGTTACCTCTGCCTCAATGGGATAGGGGGTAGATGCTGCACCGGGACGGGTGTAGATGTAGTCGAAGGCGTCAGGGCGTTCGTCAAGGACGTGTACACCGCCAAAGCTGTTAACAGCGTATAGCTTGTTCACCCCGCCTGCTCCGCTGACGATGAGGTTGGAGATGTTCCAGCCGCTCTGGTCAATCAGGTCCATGCTCTCCCAGCCCTCGTTCAGAAGGTTGTAGATCAGGATGGCATTGTTGCGGGTGCTACCATCAATCGGTACTGCAATCCAATAGCGATTGTCGTGGTAGACGGCTACAGCGTTGTGCGCGTAGTCTGGGTTGATCCGCTTGATGAGAGGATTGATGGGGTCAGACAAAGGAAGTCCTGCCCCGCGCAGATTGTACAGGTCTTCAAACTGTGTAGCGTAGATGCCGTTGTCCGACAGGAAGAATATCTTGTTGCCGATGGTAACGACACTCTTTTGCGCTACCAGTCCAGCCTCGCGAGTGATCTCCTTGAGGCTGATGTCGTTCAGCGATCCGCTCAGGCCCATCATCAGGTGGATGGAGTTGCGGTTGAAGATGACGGCGTTATCCTCAGTAAACGGGTGAACATACTGAAGATAGTCAGCGATGCCCGCAGTTACCTTTAGCTGGTTGAGGATGCGGTCGTAGGTGTCCGAGTCAAAGATGTCGGACAGGAGAATCTCATCCCGCACGTTACGGCTCGCAACCGTTTCGCTACCGCTGCTGCCAGAGGTCGTGTAGTAGTAGGGGACAATCAGACGACGTTGGTGATACACTCCCCACGGGGGCGCGGGCATATGCGTGAAGCCAAGCTGGGAGGGCTGCTTCTTGGCATACACCACGGTCGTGGCCGTAGCGTCCGAAATCTCTGCGTAGAACGTAAAGCTGCCAGTTCCCGGCACCGTAGCCACAACGTAAGGATTACTTTCTGAAAGCTCCGTTGTTCCGTTGTTTACGACATATATAATGTCCCCAACATTTAAGCCGTGGGACGCTTCTGTAACGGTGACAATACCATCCGTAATCACCGTGTTGTTTGATGCATCCAAGTAGGTGCTCGCCGCGTAGCTTCCATTAGCCACCTTCGTGAAGGCCGGGGAGCCAGAGAAGCTGCCGTTCCATTGCAGAGCAGTAGCTCCGTCGCGGAAGATGAACACCTTGTTGAAGGCTTGCAGCATATTCACGGGTGACGTGAGTACGATGCCCGTGGGGTACGCAATCGTAGTGGTCGCCTTCGTCGTCATGTTGATGGCGATAGCGTTCTCGTACAGGGCGAGAATGATGTACTCCTGATTGCTGCTCGCAGGGTCAGAGAACAAGCAGGAGCCAAATGCGCCGTTGAGGGCGGTGGTCCCAACGATAGCACCACCAGCCTTAGAGGTGCCGCTAACCGAGTAGGTCTCGCTGCCCGTAGCTCCGGCAATCTCGTAGGTGAAGGTGGTGTTGCCCGTAACGGTGACGGTCTGGTTGCCGTTGGGGTCTACGGTACCGGGGCCAACATCCACAATCGCAACAACATAGGACGACGAAAAGCCGTGGTTGGTAGAGGTTGTAATCGTAACCGTCGTACCAGATCGGGTGGCCGAGCTAATCGCCACTTGGGGCCACAGGTAGAACGGCAGGGCCAGAGCCTCGTTCACGGACCCAATCGTAGGGCCAAACGTATCTACGCCGGGACGCACTTGCCACGTCCCATCGACGTTCATACGTCCGTTGACGGACATAGCAAGCTCGCCAGCCTTCAGTTGGTCGGGACGTAGCCGATTGCCAAACCGAGAAAAGCCAATGTCCGCATCCTCCGTGAGCGTGTTGTCACGGGGACCAAAGTTGCTGTAACGAGGCATGACGGTAGTTTACACTATCCGCCCGCTCAACTACTTCATCTTCCGACGCTTGAAGTCAACGCCCTTGATGGTGCCTTTGTTGCGAGAAGCGTAGAACACCTGTTCGCCGCGCTTCTTGCCATACTCTTCCATCATGGCCTTCTTGATCTTCTTACCCTTCTTAGTGAGTGGCATATTACTTACAAGCCTTACGCTTGCCCATTTCGCAGTTGCGCTTTTTGCAGTTCATTTTGCCCTCCCCTTCGTCTTCATCCTCCATCATGTCTTCAGCGTCTTCAAAAGCCTCTTCGGCTTCCTTCATGCGCTTGTAGAGCATGAACTCCTGTTTCATTGAGCGGTTTTTACGGTTTTCCTTCATGGTTAACAGTCCCAAGCCCGCCGACTCCAATAGTTAGCGGAAAGTTTGTTGGTCTTGCCCTTGATGCCGCCAGACCGAGCGCAGTAGCTCTTCTTACGGGCAGGCTGGTTTTTCTTGATGCTCATGTTCGCATCCCCAAAGCGGACAATACGTTCCTGCCCATTTTGGCAGGCTTTGACGACAAACTTCTTGCCGCCCTGCACGTCCCTGCGCGGGACGTTGCACTTCATGGCCTTCTTATTCATCGCTCTTCAAGATCTTAATCAGCTTGGTTACGGTGTAGGCAATCGACACCAGAACGAGGATGAAGGCCGCGATCTCGTTCACTTGAGTGAGGGTGATCGTCCCGAATGAGCCTCCCACGCTTACCGCCACTACCTTAGTGATGTCGTTATCGAAGATCATTTGCGGATAAGGCTAGTCATGCGGCTACCGAACCACCACGCAACTGAGGTGCCTGCCAACATCATAAAGCTCTGGATGGCTTCTACCTTCAGGTATTGGTCCTCGATCAGGAAGAAGCTGATGAAAGAGCCAAGCACTAGGCCGATGGTGAGGAAGGGGCGGGTGACGGCGCGGACGTTAGCTGCCCACGGTGCCACCTTCTCCGTCATGTCTGCGGCAGATGCCGACTGAGACGCCGAGAATGCGTTCCACGCCGCAAGTGCCTCAGCACTAGCAGCTTGCTTATCAAGCATATCCAGCGCAAACTTGTTATCCTGCTTCTTCTCCCAGATGCGAATGACCGACGTAGCAACGCTGCCGAACAGCCCGAAGAGACCGCCCGTGCCAGCATTGAAGAGAAGCTCAGACCACCAGCTCATGTCGTGTAGTTCACTTGGGCCATGCCCCGCCAGCGTGCGCCGCTGTCGTCAGTAACAAACACAAAGAGGTGGGTCTTGCCCGTGGACAGGGTGGGGGCCGTATCGTTCGGCCACTTAACCGTAGCAGGCCAACTAATCGTTCCAGATGTATTCTCCACCTCAAGGGCGAACGCATACGCGCCCGAAGGGGCGTTGCTGAAGGTAAAGGTGCTGTTGGCGTTAATGGTCTTGGTGAAGTAGTTGCCCAGCGAACAATCAATATCTAGGGCACCTACAGCCGTTACCGCACTCTTGTACTGTCCCGTGGTCTCAAGGCTCGTAAACTTGCCGGAAGAGGCCGTAGAAGAGCCAATAGGGCGCGGGCTGGCAAACACCTGAGCAGCCGTGGTCTTGCGGAGGGCTACATCTGCCGCGCTATGCACCAAAATCGTGTCGGCATCCGCCAACACCGTCTTGGCCGTCTGATCCGTAACGGCACCGGGGAGCAGTACGGCATCATCAACATGGTCGTTGAGATTGGTTGCCGATACGAGGTTCGACGGGGAGGTCGTCCCGTAGGTGGTGCCTTTTTGAATCTGGGCCATGACTTAGTATATCAGGGCTTTACGGGCCAGACGACGTTGTGCGGGAATCCAGCCTGAGCGGTGATGTCGCGGAGAGACTGACGATAGGTAGTCCACGCCACTTTGGACGTATTGTCCAGCGGGGTGTCGTTAAGCTGGGTCCAATCGCACTCAGCCAGCTTGGCATTGCGCTCGCGGCGAATAGCAGCCGCCTTCTGGTTTTGAATCTCTGCCTTCTCTTCCGCCGTGTACTTAACCCACAGCTTTATCTCCACCACCTCGTAGGGATGGATGACGAACATCGACCCCGAAAACTTCTCATCCACCGCACCCTCATCAATACGAACAGGAAGCCAACCAAGGGCGCGAAGCTCGTCATTGCTCAGCCAGTTGAGGCCAGACACATTGCGCCAGCTACTCGGCAGGGCGCGAGGCCCGTCAACAATGGCGTTATTCTCTACCAGACAGTAGTTCATGTTCGTAGTTTAGGGCTTTGATTTCCTCAAAGGGGTGGGTCCAATCGCCATACTTCTGCTGACGGAACAGCCGCATAGAGTTGTAGTAGGGCGTTTTAGGGCCGGGTTCTGCATACAGATAATACCCCATTACTGGGATGACAACCCACGTCGGGACACCCATTGCCGCAGAAAGGTGGCTTACGGACGTACAGGACGAGATTACGAGGTTGCAAGTGCTGATGGCAGCTTGGGTATCATCCCATGTATCAAGGGCCACCGTTTGAACCCAATCGGGCTTGTATTCCAAGTCTGCGTCCCGTTGCAGACTAATGAACTCTACGTTGTCCCGCTTAACCGCATCGAAGAACAGGGGTGCCGGGAACAGCTTGTGGTGCTGGGCCTCAAACTGCTTGTTGCCCGACCAGCGCAGACCCACCCGCAGCTTCTTGGAATAGCCTCC